CACCGGGAATAGTTCCTTTTGATTTAAGTACAGAATCTGCAACCTCTTTAAGGATATGATCAGTTTGGGCTTTAAGAAGCCTTTGGCTGGCCTCATCTAGATCTGCAAACTCTTCATGTGTACGATGATCAGGAACCTGCGTTTCTTCTTCTTTACCACCTGATCCGATTGTAATACACATCTGTTGACCTGCAGCGCATGCAGCTAACATATCATTAAGATTTGGGCAATTGCCTTGTTTCTTTCCCTGCAAAAGTTTCTCGTAGTAATAATTACTACCTTTCTTAGGTTCAAGATTTAATTCTGGATATGTTGTTATGAGTTGCGGGCCCGGTGGAAGATCTAGAAATTCAATATACTGATTGATCTCTATATCTTGTGCAATATTGGCCAACTCATGATCAGTTAAATGACCAAAATCAGTTAAGTGCATAAATGCAATGTGTAATAGTTCATGTTTTAACAATCCTCTCTTCTGACGTTCTTGGAGAATATCCCAGAAGTTCTCATTTAAGAAAAGATTGTAGTTAATACCATTCCTACCTACACCTGCTGTTGAGACTTTTTTATTGTCCCAAGTTTTATTCAACATTATGAGGAACATTCCGTAGAATGGTTCCTTGAGCATAAGGTTTTTAGACGCGTGTGCTAATTGTTCCGATCTGTTCACCATGTTTAGTCTTTCTTTTTAGTGTTATTTCCAATTCCTCAATAAAATCATAACCTAATGCTTTAATTGAACTATGGATTACTCTTACAAAACGATCTAAGTAAAATTGAATTTTTTCAGGTTCTGTGTTTCTCTTAGCAAGTATTTCTAGATATGCTTTCCATGTAAGAGTGCTATCTAGATTGATACCTATTGATATTAACATTTTACTTGTATGTGGAGCATGTTCTCTCCATTCTTTAGTAGTAGCATTACCTTGTTTTTTAAGTAATAATATGTACACTAAATTATCACTAAAGTCTACATTTTCTATACAATTTAGAGCTACTACTCTATTCTCAAGATCTATTGAGTTCATCATCTCTACGATGCTATCATGAGTTTCTGCTGTTAATTTAATTGTTTCTGGATTGTTCATCTTTATTATTTTTCTGTTTATAAAATTTACCTAGGATATTACCATTAAGGTACATATCATGCTCAAGAACTTCATAGTGAAACTGGTGCTTTACTTCTTGGTAGGTTAATTCAGTTTTGCTATAACAGATCATTAGAATAACTCTTATGATCTTTACACCGTCTTTGTGAGCCTGCTTTAATACGTCATTACTACTGTAGTAATTTTCATAAGAAGTCTTGGTCACGCGTGTGTATTTTTTTAATCTCTTGTCTTTAGGAAGAGCTCTTTTGCCTATCTTTTTTTTGATGTTAGCATGGAAATCCTTCTTACCAATGTAGGAGACAGACTTTTCATCTATTATAGCACTCATCTGGTAGACAAATCCTACAGCTCCTTCCGGTATCTGATCTTCTGTGAACACCACACCATTTTTCCATAGCCAACTCATTCCGCTATATATGATCATTGATTTTCTTGATGTTGGCCAAGATGTATCTTACATCCTTAGGATGGTCCCTGAACCATTTCTTTACATCATTGTAGATGCTAGAATTACTACCTTCACAACTGTGATTCAGGTTCTCTACACAAAGATCAATGTTCTGATTAATTGCTGATGCCTCATCCTCATAGATACAGTCATCTTCTGACTTGTATGCTTTAATTACTTGTACTTTCATATTTCTGAAAATTTTTGGTTAATACACTCTTCTGCTACTGTCCAGTTCTCATGATCTGGAGATTGTAGTTGGCTAACAAGTCTTTTGACTTCATCATTAGTTATTACTTCCATGCTTCTTAATAGAATCATGTGTTGAATAGCCTTATTGTATCTAAAGCTGGATATCTCTCTAGGAGCTTCCATAGCTGTACTTGGTGAATCACTCATAATTGGTTGTTTTGTATTTGATATTTTGCTCATTGCTGTTACTGTTTTATTGTTAAAGTCTGCTTCTCTTATGATCAGCTTAAATGATTCTCCATCTAGACTCATATTTCTGAAAATTTTTGGTTAATACACTCTTCTGCTACTGTCCAGTTCTCTGAATCTGGAGAATCTAACATAGTTATTAGTCTTGCTACTTCCTTAGGAGTTATAGCACCTACTTGATGTAGGAGTTGTATCTTGTAGATAAGCTTGAAATAATAAACATTATCAATTTCTCCACCAGCATTAAGCTGAGATTCTGGCGCATTATAGATAGGAGCTGTTCCTTGACTCATCATCTGTTTCATATAATGTACTAGTGATACATTTGGTGGAATCTTAGTTTTGTCTAGTAACATTGTTTTAGCTTTAGTCATTATTCTGCTATTACTGGTTGTTTCATCAACTTCTCTTTTAATAAAGGAGTTATTATCTCCTTCACTTTATAGATATTATGATCTCTTATTGAATCTGAAAGATCTTTGGATAACTTTAAATGAACCCCGGGTATACCATACTTTTCTTCATACTTAGCCATAGCCTCAATACCTGCTTTATCATTATCAAACAATGTACAAATTGCTTTGTATTTTAGTTTATATGCTGATATAATATGTGCCGGAATTAGAGTGTTCTCACTATTAGGAGCAATGGACTCAGCATTAGAATAACCTAATGTATCAAAAGCCATTAAATCTTTATAAGAACTGGTGATTATTAAATAAGGCACTTTAAATGTTAGTTGATCGGTACCTTGGATATAATCTTTAATGCGTATGAACTTACAATCTTTCACCATTGGCTGATAGATCATAAATAATGTACCATCTACACGAAAATACCCATAAACACAATTTTTACCGGTTATGTTCAATTCTTTAACCTCTCCATCTTCATCCTTTGTCATTTTATATGAAGATAAAGGCATTACATTGTATTTTGCTAATTTCCTAGAACCAATATGGAATTTAGTCCAATACTTTTGATCTAAGGTTGTCCAAGATCTGGTTTCATAAGAACTTACTTTATAACGTTGCTGAACTTTGAACTCTCTTACACTATAATCTTCTTTATTCGTGAGAATAAACTCATTATAATCTTCAATAATTTTATGAGCAGCTTCCCCTCTTGTTGTAAGTTTAAAGTATTCTTGTACAAATGTTGCACCGTCACCTGATTTACCAGCTGAAAAATCTTTAAACTTATAATATTTTGCTGTCTTACAATAGTAAACAAACATAGAAGGTGTCTTATCATCAATACTGAATACTGATTTAAGCTTTACATCTTGTCCTAGCAATTTTTCACACTTGAGATAAAACTCAAACACCCACTCTCTTGGGATTTCATTTACACTTGATATTATGGATTTGGTTCTTATCATAATTCTGGATGTCATAAAAAAGGCAGGTACACTATACCTGCCTTTTAAATAATTAATTAAATTATAGTTGGAAATCGGCTTTGCTATCTTCTCCTAAGGGAGTATCGCTATTACCAAATTCTGTTACTTCTGTTACTTTAGCCTTTTTTAAGTGTTGGGCATCACTATACTTTAAAAGTTTACTCGGTTTAGCTGTAAGAGCTTCAAAAGGAGCTCCGTCTTTGCTGAACTTTGGAAAATGCAGATCATAACGAGTATAGTTATTTTTATCTTTATACTCTTTACCACCAATGCAACAATTAATGTATTTATCTTTAAATGGCTGGTCTGTGTTAAAAGCTGTGATTAAGCTTTCAATAGTATCATGCTTATCATCTTGAGCTGTTAACCAAGGAACTATACCTAATGAGGTACAGATACTTTTTAAGAACTTAAGGATGTCTTGATCTCTAGATACTGCAACACCACTTTTAGTAGTACCATCAGCAAATGCCCATTCACCGGCTTTCACTCTTCCTACTGCGCCTTTATGACGCCCTAAAGCTTCATTTTCTTTATTTATGAAAAATCCTTCAAATGTTGGACCTAGATCCGGGCCCTCCATATACAATAAAAGATTATAAGCACCTTCCTTGAGCTTGAATTCTTCAAGGGCTACTCCATTGATTTTACAGTGTTGGTTACCAGGTTCTAAAGTCTTTGATAAGCCACCTCCACCGGTTTTGATGTCTTTTGTGTTCAATTTACCACTCATATAGTTGTTTTTAAAGGATTATTTAATTATTGTTGCTTCTGTGTCTATAATTGAGGCAATACTGCCATCTTCGTTTCTAGTTATGTGAGATTCATTGATACTAAAACTATCTGCAAGTTCTTCAATTGCATATAATCCTAATAATAAATCTGAGCCAATTCTGTTAGCGCCTTTTGCTACGCATCTTGCATATAACATTTCTTTTGGCATTCTTTTCCAGTTATCTTTTGTGGTAAGGCCTTGTTTCTCGGCATCTTTCCAGCTAAAAGAACATCTTTCTTCCATACCATCTCTCAAGAACAAAATAGTTGTTCTTTGATCAATAGGTTTTTCATCTCCGGGTTTAATAATAGTTGAAGTACTGCCATCAGCATATACCCAAACTCCATCTTCTTGTGTAATATATCTTACACCACCTTTTCTTAATAGGGCCCCGATAGCTTTAGCACTTAAACTTAACTTACCTTGAATAGGTATGATGTAGTGAAATGCTTGCATTGTTGGGAATCCTAATTCTTTGCCCATTTGAGCAATTGTAAATGCTTCTGCCACAGTTTTAATATGTGACGGAAGTTGTTTTGATGTGATTAATGTTCCTAAGAACTTTTGTAAATCACTTTGAGATGCTTCTTGTGTAGTAGTTATCTCAGCTGTAGGTGTTTTTGCCATTTTATTGTTGTTACTTGGTGATTATATCATTCAACCATGGTTTCATACTAATAGGTTTACGCATGTGAATAGCCGCGTAATCTCTCATTGTCATTTGACTCATTGGTAAATCTAAATCAGGATCGATAATGTTGAAGACTGTAGGTTCTATTTCTTCCTGTTCACTATAGTCGTGTACTTTTACTAACTCTGCAACAGGTATCAAATATCTACAATGACCGGTTGTAGGATTTGGGTCTGTTTTTTCATACTCTTCTTCAAAATGGGAGTTATACTTCCATTGATACAAAGCACGATCTTCAAATTCTGGATCATTATCTTTACTGCAAAATTCTACAAACACATCTTTACCTTTGTTTATTTCACTTTGAAAGAATGCAATATGCCTCTCACTCTTACCGGATGGTGTATAAGCCATCTTTGGTATGAATATAGCATCAGAAACTCCAAGTTTATTCAACGTTTGTTGATGAAACTCTCTGAGTTTTTTCAGTTTTTCTTTTTTATCTTCGGGTAACTTCCCTATAGTTGATATTGCTGTCATGTTTTTAATCTTTTGTCTTGTTGACCTGGTGTTGCTATTTCAATAATCTTCATCTTAGCAAACTCTGCTTTAAAGAAACTCATTCTAGTATCTCCATTTCTACATTTAAGAAAATGCATAACTAATATGGTATCATCTATAATTATGTATCTATCAGGCCCGTAAAATCTAATCTTCTGTTTCCCGGGACGGTTGAGACCAATTAATGTATCTGCGTGTTGCAATAAAGCATCAGCGGCAAATATATCAGACTCTAATACATAATTACCATACTTACCATCTTCATTTCTCTCTGGGCTATCAATATTCCTATTGAGTTGGCTTAGTATAATAAAATGAATTGGGAATTTTCTCTTTAGTTCTGTAACCACTTCTCCAAGTGAAAATAACATATCATTTTTATTATTCTCACCATTTACTTTATCCTTTTTAAGGAGTAAAGAGTGATCTAAAGTAACAACTGTTTTTTTATAGATCCGTTTCTGCACTTCTTTTTCATGGAACTTTCCATCTTCATCTTTAGTTGTTTCTCTCACCATCTCTAATGTAGAATGTTCAAGCATGTAAGCAATAATTATTTCTTTAAATACAGCTACTGTACATGGCTCTTCTACTACATCAATTGGATATTTTACACGCTCTTTGGCATATTCGTAACACATTTTCAAATGCTCATCTGATATTTTACCATCAGCACTGCACAAGTATTTATAGGATTTACCAATAACACTTGAGTATTCTCGAATAGCTGATGTTCTTGCAAGCATCTCTAGTTGAAACTCTAATACGCGGAAATTCTCACCGGAGTTGAGTATAAACCCTTCTCTAATAATCTGATCTTTGATTAAAGTTTTACCCGCACCTGGTCTTCCGCCAATGACAGTGGTACTGTGCCATTCAAAGCCATCAGTAGTTGCATCATTGACTTTAGACCAGGGCGTTTTAAAACTTTTAATTTCACCTTTCATTCTTCCCTGCATATAATGTAAAGAGTCTACGAAACCTTGTCGTTGACTGGTCCATTTATGAGGTTTTTTGGTTGTTAGTTGGGTCATTGGTATCTTTTAGAGGATAAGTTTCCCTGACTTCCTTATGGAAATCGTTCTGGTTTAACGGAAGTGTCTGGAAAATATTTCTTCATGACAAACATATGAAAAAATACTACCGAAACCAAGAGCACTTCAATCAATAAATACTTCCAAATAGACATTGCTATAATAAAGTTATCAACAAGCAAGTAACATACTGCTGTGAATAAAATTGTTATGACCCACTCATGGATTTTTAGATTGTTTTTCATATTATACTACTTTGTCAGAGAAGTGAGTATCCTTTTCAGGGACTTCTCCGGATTCGACATTCTCGCAGTAATTAGCCAGATCTGAGACTATACTCTTGTCTAGTTCTGTCTTGCGAATAAAATAAGCTGAGGTGCGCATGTATATGAAAGCAGGACTCTTTCTTTCATACTCATCTACATACATGGCAGTAGCCTTGAGGATTGTTTCCCAAGTAAACTTGTTATTCTCAAAGAACCAGCGGAAATTGGTTTCCACATTACTTTGAGCAGAACGCGCTGCTTTACCACTAGGTAGTTTCTTCTTGGGAAATAACAGCTGATATTTCTCAATGTTTGCATTAAAATCATCACCCATCAGTTGGGCACCGGTCTTCTTCTTTTGTACTCTGAAGAAACCTTCTACCTGTTGAATAAGAGTAA